ACCCCCGCGGTTGTTGATCCGGTGCAACCTGGGATTGATACCGCGCCGACCTCGCCGCATCCCCGTACCCTTGTGCCTTCCGCGCGAAGGGACGTTGAGAGCAGTCCTACCATGACGGGCCATTTACTTGCTCCTAGGTGATTTGCGGACTGAACCGCGCTTGCCGGAACGAGAGGGGGTTTTGAAGATGAGGCTCTTAAAGGGCATTTAGCAGGAGTACCCTTCTTCGGCATCTTGGCCGTAGCGTTGGTATATGTCGTTGTGGATTCGCTTGGGATGGGCGTTCCCGAACTTGAGGGAAGTGCCATGCTTGTCGTCGTAGGGGTCCCCAGTGGCGTAGGTGTCAGGAACCTTATGGCCTTCCAGACTGGCAATCACGTCGGCTTCGTTGTCAGTGCTGGGTCCGAGGTATTCAGCCATAGGCCGAGTGTGGACCCTCGCTTAGGGTGTTGGCCAGCCGCAGCGCCCGGCGAGCGCGCAGGATGCGTCTGCGCTGGTTACGGGTGGTGCCGCCCCACACCCCATCGTCAATGCGGTGTTCGAGCGCGTAGGCCAGGCAAGCCAGTTGGACCGGGCAGGTGTTACAGATTTCGATAGCGGGGCGGGGCAGGAGGTTGTGGCCGTCCGGTGGGAAGAACAGGTGTTGGTCTTTGCCGCGACATGCCCCTATATCCATCCATGATTCCTTCGGTAGGATTTGGATACCAGGACGACCGGGCATTAGTGGGGGTGTCCCGTACCAGGACCGCGCGGTTGGGGTCTCCCACCACGCGATGATCCCGCTGCTTGGCCCGCTGCTTGGGCTTGGGCTAGGGCTAGCTCGTGCTGGTTCATGCGGGTGCTGATCGATTGCCAGTGGGGGAAGTTGTGTTGTTCGAGCACGGCGTCCCGGTCGATCATGCCCATAGCGGCCAGGGCATCGGCTTCGGCAATACGGGCTTGGCGCGAGGTCGGATTGTCGCTACCCGCTTGGACGAGAAGGGAGAACTTAATAGGGTCGATAGTGCCGTGTATTGACGGGGAGTAGAAGTGCTTTGATGCCAAGAGTAGGGCATTGTTCTCTCCGTTCGGACCTACGATAGCGACCTGTCTAGGTACGTCATAGTTCTGAATCATCATATGGGCCAGGAGCCGATACGCTTCCCCGAGAGTACGTTCAAGATTACGGACGCTAGAGCGAATACGGACGAACCCGGCCTCCTGTGTGGCCTGCATAGTTTGAGCGGCCTGTCTGTCTTTGGGCTGCTGACCCTTCTGGACACCTGACAATCCACTGATATTCTCCATTCGACTGATCCAGAACTGTATGAGGTTCTGAACGTCCTGAGACATTTTCGGGGGTTCGAGCCACATGGGCTTCTGGCCTTGGGCGTTCGCCATCTTCTGGTCTAGGGTCAGGCGAACACCCGGCCTGTTGTTGATGGAGGTACGCTCTAGGCCCGACCCCTTTACGTCTAGGAAGATCGGGTTACCGACTAACTCAACGTTGCCTTGGTAGGATGCCAGCAATCTGTTAATGGCGACTTGACAAGGTGCAAGGTGATTAACGATGGGGGTAGGCCAGAACTCGCCCATTTCTTCGTCAACGTACCGGACGTAGGGGTGACGGCTGAACTCGTAGAGGTCCCGAGCGAGTTCGTCGAATAGGACGACGTTACCTGTGTAGACGACGCACCGCCACTCGTCGTAGACGACCCGCTCGTCGTCGCCGTGGGTGGGATCGGTGGTCTCACGGTATTCCTCCCACGGCTCTTGTACCCATGCCGTATAGACGTTGACACCCTGAGCTAGGATTTGGTCGGTGGAGCGGGAGGACTGGCCGGGGAGCCCCCATGTCGTACTGGTGTTCCCAGGAAGATTGCCCGGCATAGCCATAGGGTATTGAGAGCTAGAGCTTTGGCTAGGTCGAACAATGTCGTCACCGCGGGCACCGTAGAGGTAGGCTTCGCGTACGGCTTCAATGTCTGCACTGGGGAACCGCCGTTGGATTTGATCGAAGGTCATCTTTTCGACCTCAAACATGTAGGTGCATGTTTCGAGGTCGCGCGCGTTGGGGTCCGGGTAGAAGTTCCATACGTCTACCCGGCGCAGGGCAACGTTACCGATACCTTCCTCTAGGCCAGCATCCCATACTGCCTTGAACAGACCGCACCCGAACTGGGCCGCGTCCCACAGAGCTAGGATGACCTCTTTGTCCCATCCCTGGTTCTTGAACTCCGACTCGAACAGTTGTTCCATATGATCGGCCAGGGTTCTTATGTGTTGGGCGAAAGGATCGCCCGGTAGGGCAGCCGGAGCAACGTTGGGTTGTATCTTCTGGTCGGTCATCCAGGCTATTCGCGATGACAGGATGGGCCATATCTCCGAGTCGGTAACGTTAGGCGTCCACGGAGATTGAACGTCCAGGGAGTATTGCTTGTTGGTGGTGAGAAGGTAGTTGCGCCGCCAGTGAGCTTGATATTTCTTTTTCTCGGTACGGGCTAGCTCGTACATCTGAGCCAGCCGTTGGGTTAGCTCGAACTGCTCGGAGTAAGAGTCGGGGGGTGGTGCGTAGTCGAGACCCGGAACTTGGGTCGCTGTCATTTACCGCTCTTGACGTGACGCTTGTGTTCCGCGTTGTAGGTGAGCGACCAGTGCTGATCCTCGTCTAGGGGAATCATCTGGTGCTCTATGCGCCGGGCCACCATGTCACGGTCGGCTTCGGCTACGCATTTTTTGCAGAGTGCCATTCCCGCTCCTGACTGTCTAGCCCTTCCTCGGTGACACCGTGTATGGAAGGGTCCCGCATTTCGGCCGGGGTCATGTACTGGTAGTCAGAGGTTATGCCGGTGCGCTCGTACTGCTCGTCGCCCATACGTTTGAGGGCGTCGGACAGTTGGATACGATTGGTGACATACTGGCCGGTGGCAACGTTCATATGGTCGGGCATGGCGCCGCGTGCCTGGAACACGTATTGACGGTCGGTGTGCTGGTGCTGGCAGACCGGGCAAGGGGGTATCTCGGTGCGCGAGAAGGTGACGAACAAGTGCCGACAGGCTGGACACCGATATTGGTATTCGAGCATCGCCTAGAGTCCCCCCCCATCCACCGGAGGGGGAAAGTTGGGGGAAAAGGGGGGACCTCCCCAAGGGTACACGCTACGCGACGGCTTCCCAAGGAGGTCGCCCAAAAAGGTCGTGGGGCTCGGCTTCTTCGGTTTCCTCGTAGGGCAACTGGGCTTCGGTGAGGGTGGTCACGATCGCGATTGCCAGCGCCATAACCGCGTCGTCGGAGAGCCCTTCTGAGGCCGGTCCCATTTCCCCGTTCGCCAGGTAGACGTAGTTCTCCATCTGATCGTGGGTAATACGATCATGGATATTGAGCCCACCGCTTTGAGCCAATAGGAACTTTACCTTCTCCATAGCCCAGTGCTTACGTTGGTAGTTGGTGCTCCAACCCCAAGAGGTCGAAACCTTGCCCGGTGCCTTGTCGGCCCAACGATGTTGCCATACGTCGGGGTAGGAATGATCCATGACGACGCCGATGGTCGCGTAGCCGGGACCTTCTATCTCGCAGTTGAGTAGGGCCGTGTTGTAGTAGTAGCCCAGTTGCATGAGTTGATGGGCGAAGGGCACCGCGTCTAGGTGCTGGTGGAATACCGCTACCTGCTCGAAGGTGAAGCGGTTTAGGACCTGGATGCACGCTTTGTCCCCGTAGGTGGTTTTCGTGGGGTCACCCGCGACGACGTACTTGGATTTGAGGGGGTCGCGCCCCGGAGCCTTGTAGATGGTCAGGGGACCACTGGCGTCGCGGATGAAGCGGATGGTGCCCTTGTCATTGACGAGCATCCCGCGTACCCCGGATTCGGTGTTGGTGTGCTCGTCCAGGCGTTGGAGCGGGAACACGTTACGACCTGTGGCTAAGAAAGCCTCGTTGGGGGTGCAGGGGTATTCCTGTTTGAACTGATCCTCGTCCCCTAGACAGTCGTTTATTATTGTGTGTCTGCGCCAGGCCAGTTGCCCTAGGGTGAGGTTGAAATCCCTTCGGAGTTCCCGTTCATCCCTGAGAAGATCATGGTCGTGGAGGGTGGTGGTGGGGAAAGAGTATTCCTCGTGCTTATACCAGGGGAAGAATAGGGGCACATATTGGGAGTCTCCGCGTACGGCTCGCGTCCATTCCTCGTGAAACCAGTTACCGACACCATTGGCAGTTGACTCCAGTATGACAATCGTGCCATGCTTGTATGGAACACTTTGGTTGAGACCTACCATGAGCCGTTCGGGGTCGTCCCAGAACGCACACTCTGAGCAATGGACAGCGTGATAAGTAAAGGACCTTCCGCTGCCTGCATTGCGGGCAGTAGCAACGGACATAGACGATCTTGTTTCGACCCATGAGAGCGATTTCACAGTGTTATGCTTTTCAGTGTATAGGGCATTGAACGGCCACTCGTCCCACATGAGTTTGGACATGTCGAACAAGTGTTGCGCTGCTTTGGTCTCATGGGCAATCACCAACGAGCGCGTGCCAGGGTGGATAAAGGTCCAGTTGAATAGCGTGCCTTCGGACATGGTGGACACGCCAAGTTGGCGTCCCTTTAGTATGATAATACGAACAGGGAGGCCAAGGTTATACTGCCGTTCGATTTCCAGGCGTAGGGCATCCTGAGCCCAAGCGAAAGGTTCGCTCAGGTCTAGGCGTTCTACCTTAAGGTCCTTCTTCTGGATCGTCAGTAGCTCCGTCAACGGGCGTAAACGGAGAGGCCGAGTAGATGGACCCAGAGGTTGGATCGGGGACTCCAATACCGGCGAATAGGTCACTGAGTTGGTCCCTCATCCGACCTAGTTCCTCGGGCGATTGCTTCCCCAGGATCGTAGACTGTCGGGATAACAAGGTGGTAATGAAGCGCGTGCGCGTCGCAGAGGGCGCAGACTCCAATATACTTAGAGCGTCCTGGTACGCGCGCCATAGGAGATAGTTCATTGCTTCCGATATCTCGGCCGTACCATACTTCGATACATTGAGACTGGCCTGTAGGTCCTTGATCGCCAGCACATCTACCTGAAACGCCTTCGATATCGCTGTCGGCGGTACCCCCACTTCCAGTAGGCGCGCGATGATCGACTCCAGCCATGAATCCTCAGTCTCCATTGCCAAAGTGCTTACGTACTATCGCCACGTCTAAGGCGAGCCCGTAGGCATCCCCTAGGACTGTTGCCGCTAGCCGATCCTCTTGGGGAACCCGGAGCGTGACAATCCATTCGCCGTTAACGTTGGATTGGAGTTTGAGCATCGTAGCCTCGAATACCGTTTCCTCGAACTGGGGTGGGGCGTAGATTACGGTACGTCGGTAGTGGCGCTTGGGTTTGGGTTCCTCGTCGGGGATGGGCTCGGGTTGGGCGTTGGTTGTGGCCCATTCGGAGCGGAGTTGCTGTTCGGCTGCGACGATACTATCCGCCAATCGGGGAGGGACTGTTCGGCTTCCTCCCGTTGGAGGGCTTCCACTACGTTCGTCGGCAACCCTTCGTACGTTTCGATGCCCGGCGTCAACGGCCGCTCGGACTCGCTGCCAGTCTGCACCATCGGTATCGGACCCTCGCGTCCCAGGTAGAGGTCCACTATCGTCTGATGCGACTCCCGCAGGGCCTTGGTCACCGTGTCCGAAAGGTCCCCCGAGAGGGACTGAACGGTCGTAGCTGATTGTCGGATCAGTGTCTCCATAACCCTGATCGTTCTCTCGTTCGTCCGCTCGGTCTGCCTGGTCGAACGGGCTAAATAGCCCATCACCAGCACTAACGTCACCGCCGAAAAGCACAGTATCAAGATCGTCGTCGTCATAGGGCATCGCTGTTTTTTGTACTGGGACTTTTTCTGATTGTCAAGGACCCTATATGTGGGGTGTATTTCGGCGTATGAGCTTTGGGGAGTACCGGCAAGAC